TGTCGGTCGAAGTTGTGCCGGTCTTTGAACGGTCTGAATAGGTCGTATCATTCCATGCGCTGACCTTGTTTTCAGCTTCGCCGGTCGATTCCAGATCTCGCGTCTGGGTGATCTCTCTTCTTTCATCTCGTTTGATGTTGATGAATGGATCATAGTTTTCATACAGTACAGTGGCCATACGCGTCCAGACATGAAAGCGTGACTGTGACCATATGCTGATCGCCTGTTTCATTACGGCGGGATCCGGATAAAGGACCTCCAGCTCAGCATATTCGAGCAGGATCTGCTCATATACAAGATGCTCATTTCCTTTTTCAGTAATAACAGCAGGCAGATACATATCATCGAATATGTCCGGAGCATAGTTATAGAGTCCCAGTATTGACAGCGTCGCGTTCGTTATCATTGTCAGATGCCTCCTTCTGTTGATATCTGTATTTGACAGAGATGTTCAGATCATATCTGCTGTTGATCTTCTCAAGGTCTCGCGTGATCGTATCGAGCCATACGTCAACCAGACAGCGCGTGTCAGAGTCGTTTGACTCGACTTCCGACGTGATCAGTCTTTCACGCTTCTGGGTGTTGGCATTCGGTATGCCGATCTTGGTGTTGTATCTGTCCTCGATCGTCTTCAGATCGTTCAGAACATCCGTGACGATGTAGTTCTGGCCGACGTTCTGCTGCATCCATTCCCAGTTGTGAGAGCCGTCCTCATTGAGCAGGTTCTTGTCGATGACTGCAAACGGATCACCGGATGCAAGCGTGTCATACATCTTTTTGTATGTTTCAGCGGCTGCTTTGTTCTGCGCAAAGAAGACGAAGCTGGCGCGTGAGTTGAGCAGATTGACCGCAGCTGTCTCACTTGCCACCGCGAGCATGTCTGCATACATGCTGACGATATCAGTGATGCCTTTGTAGTCAGGTTCCAGACGCAGCAGCTCGCAATCCTTCCCGACTTCAAGCTCCAGCGATGAGGGAAGCACAGGATTGGTGACGATGACTCTCTTCGGCTGATAGAAGATGGTATGTGTGTCTGACAGCGTACAGTTCTGTGGAATGACACCATACTCCGGAGTCTTGAAAATCGCCATGAAGCCGTATCCAAAGAGTACATACTGGAAAAACTCCATAGACCATGTGTCGGGGATGCCTTTCCATTTTAGGACAGACAGGGCTTTTGTAAATAAGCGGTTAAAGTAGTAGTTATAGAGACCTGTGTTCTTTGTATGAACAGAGGAAGGTCTCAGACCGGCGTTATACAGGTTTATGGTATCGTACATTGCCGGTATTCTAACAGATCCAGCCATTGATTCGACCTCTCTTTCTTTTCTTTATCCAGTAATAGAGCGCGTTATTGTTACTTGGTTTTGCCTGTACATTGATGTACATCGGCGTGTCGGTGCTGATCGTTCCTGTAGAGAACGACATATTGTAGTACATATGCTTTGTTATGGTGTAGGCATATGATTGCTCACGATAATATCGAAGCGTCTGTGTTTTTGTTGCTCTCCGGTATGTTACACCTGAGACCGTATAATCCGTATAGGACCAGCCTGTGTTCTGAACACGGCTCAATCCCGGATAAGTATTGCCTCCGGATACTGTCTGACCTGCAGGAACACCGGTGATCGTAATGTTGAAAGTAAAATCAACATAGTCCTGTGATCCTGTCATCGTGACCGAATAGGATGCCGGGCTGATGCTGATGTCGAGATCTTCGGATGGAGTCGGACCGGGACCCGGACCAGGTTCGACATACTTGTTATGGATATAACCGATGAAGGGGTTGCCGTAATCGATATAGGAACCATCATTATGATAGATCCTACCCATTGAGGAGCTCCAAGAAGGATAACTGATCGTCCTTGTGTAGAATTCCATCGATTTTGCGTATGTAGAACTCCAGATGGATCCGGATGTCGTGATCGTGTTTCCGTTGATCGCTTCAACATTTTCGACATGACCGTAGCCTGTAGGGCTTCCCCATACCAGAATATCACCGAGATGAATGTCGATCGAACCGGATGTATGTGTCTGATCAGGCCATGTGTTATATATCCAGTATTTGGCATCAGTAGGTGAATGGGTTATATAAAATTCATTATATAAGGATCTCCCCGCCACCTCATTGAATCGTCCGTAGGCATAGCCGGCGCAGTTTCCGCCATACGGCTCTATGTCCAGCCAGTAGAATCTGTCATAAGTGCTGTAATAAGGACTGTCTGGATTCGGTTTACTGTATCTTGGAGTGAATGCCATCAGTCAACGAAGATCCCCGAATTGAGCATACTGATAACGGCATTCTGCTCGTCGACCGTAGGATTGCCGATCGAGTATTCAACCGTAGCATTTTCGCACAGGCAGAAACCGGAGATATTATCCAGTCTCAGATTCTTGCAGCAAGGCTGTCCGAAGAGCTCCGGCATATGCGCCGTCTGTTCCATAAAATAGGCAAAGATGAATGGTCTTCCCATGTTGTAGGCAAGGAAACTGTCGCTGGATCCTTTGGTCACGATCTGTCCCATCGTAGCACCCAGCGTGTTCATGACGGTATCGATCAGACTGACGTTCTGATCCGGTGTGCTCCGGATCGACGCTTCAATGTCATTCGGCTGCCATTTACGAACACCCCCGGTCATGTTCCGGGAAGCATAGTCATTCGGTGCGACTGACTTGATCCATGAAAGAGCAGCCATGCCCATACCTATCTTCCAGTCTACGATCAGATCTGATACAGGGATAGTAACACCAATCTGACTGTTCGCCGAATAGATCAGAGGCAGGTCATCCAGATCGTTGTTGACTCCGAATATCTGCAGCTCGCAGGATCCTGTGCAGTAGTCGACATACCAATGAACTTCTATCCTCGGGCATCTGTATATTTTTGCAGAGTCCAGCGGAATGATGCCGAACGGCTGGAAGTAAAGCGAATACTCGCTGTACGGCGCCAGCGACATATAGGAATATTCTGTGTTCTGTGGATGTCTTGGGAGCGTCATAGTGATCTTAAAGTGATCAACCATCGTCTCGTCGACCATGTAGCAGAAACTGTCGACAGCGCCGGGAGCCGGACCCAATACCGGTATGTCCTTGCCTCCAAAGCTGATCGTACGAACCATCGTTCCCAGATTACCGTCGAGCGGAAGCAGAGGGAACCATCTGCAGTATGTTATGTATTGCAAATAATTAGCCAGCGTTTTGGCTTCCAGCACAGAGGCTGATCCGCTATCCGAAGGAACCGTATCGAACAGGTTTCCGAGAAGGGACTGAAATGAAACTTTGGGCATGATGTAATAACTGACGCCTGTTGCGTTGTTGCCGATGACACCTATACAGAAACAGCCCTGCGAGATGCTACGGTTGAAATAGCTGTAGTTTCTCCATATATCGGATGAATGGTCATAATTGCTGACTCCGTCACTGTCGTATTTGACTTCCGTGTAATTGCGCTGAGAATTTATATAGGTGTTATACAGTGTGTCGATCAGATCCGGATTGTAGTCTGACGTCGAGCGCAGTACATACTGTCTGCTGTTCATGATGTCGTCCTGATAGGTCGCAAGGACATCACATCGTAACCATAAGGTCCAGACGCCGATATCGAAGCGTACGTCTTCGATGAAGTAATAACGGCCAAAGTCTGCAATGTATGCGTAATTGTATAAAGGGATCTCATTGCTCAGCTTCGGATCGCTGATCTCGATGATCGGTGTGATGACCGAGGAGATCGACTTCATGACGCACGGAACCGTCAGACCCTGAGTCTGAGCAGTCGGTCGCTTCAGTGAATTCGGTCGCTTATTGTATTTATACAGAATGATATTAAACATACACACTCCTTATATTAAAATAGGGAGCTCCGGAAAAGTGGCAGAGCTCCCAAACAAACAAGGAGGAATACTAATCGAGATAAAGCACGACTGCTTTTTCGGTCAGGTCGTTCTGCAGCTGGATGTCCATGTGGGCAAACATGTTGTAGTACTGGCCCTTTGCATTGTAAGGAGATGTCTCGATCACATCGTTGTAGATGTTGTATCCCATTGCATCACGGTCGAAAATAACACCGATGACGTTGTTCAGCGTCTGAGCTTCACCGACTTTCACAGCACCGGTTGCATCGATATAGACAGGTGTTGCACTGACCTGCAGCGGATTCCTGATGGCCTGCCAGTAAGTAACAGGTTCAACATCCGCATAGCGCAGGAAGTTGTCGTGATAGGTATCGGCCAGAACCATCGCATCCATGCTGTCGAGGAATTTCGCGGACATGTAAACGCGCTGATCTCTGACATCGGTATGACGCATGATCGGATAACCGGTAAGCTTCTGCTGGAAGAGCTCTGATCTTTCAGACATGAGACGGCTGATCTCGCTGACTCTGCTGTATGCCCACTGCATAAACGGCTTGTAGTTTGCCGGCTGCATGACAGTGATAGAGGTGAGGTCGCTGAGACCTGTCAATGCTTTGTACTCGGTGAGGAGATGTACATTAGAGTCGGCATCATTGATGTCAGCTTTCGCCGCGATCGTATTGGCAACGATGGACCTCTTCAGGTTTTCCAGCCACTGCTTACGCTCGTTAGCAAAGTGCGTCATAAGACCGGTGATGAATGATCCAAAGTTCGCCTCATTCTCGAAGGCTGTCTTGAGCTGTTCGCGATAGATCGTATAGGATCCCATGTATACATCGGATCCGACATACCTGGTCTCGATGACCTTCGGTTTCCTGACCGTGTACTGATCGATCGACTGACCTTCAACGGTCTCATGTGTAGGATCCTGAATCGCTTCGCGATCGGCAAAGTTGATCTTCCTGATGATACCGCCCCATGAGTCGGCAGACATCTGGAGTCCTTTGAATTTTTCATCATACGGACGGACAGCGATGATCGTGCGCTGCAGGACCTGAGTGATGGCGTTGAGCGTGTTTTCGTAACCGCTCTGCAGAGTAGCCTGAGCTACAGAAATGAAGCTGGACAGGTCGGTCGGTGTGATCGCAGTCTGACCGGTCGCTTCCTGATGGATCGCGTTGATCAGCTGATAAGCCTGCTGCTTCGACATAGTATTTACAGACATTTCTATTCTCCTTTCTTGTCTTCAGGCGGATTCAAGAGCGAAGCCAGAATGTCCTCCGCTTTCAGCTGTCCGCCGCTGCTGCTTTCGGTTTCAGCGATGTTCTTCTTGTACATCGCAGTTTTGAGGTCCTTGACCTCGTTGGCAAGAGTTGCGAGGACCTTCATGGTCGCCTGATCGGCAGACGGTTCTGCAGGCTTCTCCGGTTCTTCCGGCTGCGCTTTTGCATCCTCGTCGATCATGGCATTGATCTCTTCCTTGCTGTACCCGGCGCGAAGAAGAGCGAGTCTTTCAGATAGTTTCATAGTATTTCTCCTATTGTAATTTATCCTCGATGAGCTGTTTAAGTCCGACCAGCACGGCATTATTCTCGGATATGACTTCCTTGAGCGAAAGCATCTCGGCTTTGTGATTTTCCTGTTCCTTATTAAGAAACCAGAACATGATCGCGCACATCACGATCGGAAAGCCCACAGTGCTGATGGCCTGAATGATTACATTAATATCGTCCATCGTTATTCTCCTTCCTTCGAGAAGCACATTCATGCACAGGACAAGTGCATCTCCGGCCTTCCGGGCCTGTCCGTTGGAGTTGTGCTCCTCTATATAATTATACCAAATTTCGCATAATATTTTATGAATTATGTGAAGTTGTGTGAAATGCCGGGAAGCCCTCTTGACAGCATTTTTCCGTTATATAATTTAGGTAAGCTGATAAACAGCGAGGAGGAAAAGAAAAATGTTATTAAAGAGGATTAATGAGATCAGTGATTCCAGCGATTGGTACTACCGTGTGAATCTTCACAAGTCGATCTGTTTTCACATCAACAGAGACCGTTCGATCGAAAGGATCAGTCTGGTCGACATCGACAGCGATGAGCCTTCATTCAGACATGAAGTGAAAAGTCTCTGCTACATGGAATGTCTGACAATAGACGATTGTGAGCTGCTGAACACTGACGCGCTGCTCGATCTGGCAAGAAGGGAAGACGCCAATGCCTGAGATCGATAACGAACAGGCCAAGCAGCAGCTGATCAAGGATCTCACGATCCCTCAGCTTAAAAAGATGTGTGAATGGTTCACCGAGGATACAGGAAAACCGACTGACTGGATGATGATGCTGATCACAACAGTCGCGGCGACCTTCGAATCAATTTATGAAAAAAGGAGGTTATTCGACGATGTCAAAGAAAAAGGTAAAGATGACGCATGAGGACGCGGAACGCATCCGCTTCCTGCGTCAGCAGTACACTGCAAACGAGAACGCACGCATCGCAGGCATGATATCGGATGACGAATACCATAATACGCTCAACCGCGTAGGAATGGAGATCGTCATGCTGGAGGAGAAATACGGACTGTATGAGGAACTATGAGAACATCCAGACGCTCCTGCTTCCGACACAGAAAGCGATCAATGCAGATATCAGCTGTTTCATGGCATGGCAGAGGGGTGAGATCTCGACAGCGAAATGTCTGAAGCTGTTTCGAGAGCACAACCGGCAAAGAGATGACATATCGGTCTCACAGGATGACTTCGAGTCATGGCTGTACGATATAGGATACAGGAGATGCCAATGGCTGTAACAAGAAGAACAAAAGAGAAGATCCTCGAAGAGTTCAACCGCAATGTCAGAGAGATCAACCGCAATCTGGAAGAGCTTGAAAAAAAGACTCCGGACTCGATCGCACTCGAAAGATACAAAGGTGAATTCTTTGAGATCAATGATCCGGACTATAACTATAATGCCCTGCGCCGGATGAACAAGCGCGCGAAGCAGCTGCTTGAATCCGGTGCGGTATCTGTCGAAGGACAGGAGCGGTCGATGTCGCTCGCGCTGGATACACTGCACCGCGAAGGCTATGACTATATCAACCGGAGGAACTTCAACAGCTTCATGCGCTTCCTTGATGACGCAAGAGCGAAGGGACTCGGTGCTCTGTATTCTTCGACGCAGCTGATCGACAAGATCCATGAGATGAAACGAAGAGGTCTGACGAAAAAACAGATCCTAGCAAATATCGACAGATGGTCAAGGCAGAACGTCAAGAGAGATAAGGAAGGAAAAGTGATAGAGCAGATAAAACCTAAGAAGCTCTACATCCGGACGAAATAATGCTGATCGAGGACTTCAACTATAATCAGCTGTCAGACATCGAGATCATACCAAAGATCCCTCGCAAGAAATCAAGCAAGCCATATCTGAACATTGTGACGGCGTTCGATATCGAAACGACACGTCTGCCGGATATTGAGCAGAGCTTCATGTACATCTGGCAGTTTCAATTCGGACCTGATCAGACGATCACCGGCAGGACATGGGAGGAATTCTTCAGCTTCCTGCAAAAGATCACAGATCGGATCCGGGATGTTGCTTGGCTCGTCGTGTACGTTCATAATCTGTCCTTTGAGTTTCAGTTTCTAAAAGGCATGTACGACTTTCAGCCGGAGGAGGTCTTCGCAACAGAGTCGCGCAAAGTGCTCAAATGCACGATGTTTGACTGTATCGAGTTCCGATGCAGCTACTATCTTACTAACCTGCCTTTGAACAAGTTTCTGCTGAAATACAACGTAGAGAACAAGAAGCTCTCCGGCGATGACTTTGATTATTCAAAGATCAGATATCCTTGGTCACCGCTGACGGCAAAGGAGATGGAGTACTGCATCAACGACGTCAAAGGTCTGGTGCAGGCGCTCAACATGCAGATGCGATCCGATGGAGACACCATCCAGTCCATACCGCTGACCGCAACAGGATACGTTCGGCGCGATGTCAAAGAAGCGATGAAGCACTTCAACCATACACAGCTGAAAGAGATGCTCCCGAACGCGGATGTGTACCGTCTGCTGCGTGAAGCATTCCGGGGAGGAGATACGATCGCAAACCGATGGAACGCCGATGATATCATCGACAATGTTCAGAGCGTAGACATCACATCATCATATCCATCCTCAATGCTGATGTGTAAATATCCGATGACACGCTTCTATCGTGAAGATCCTTCAGATTTCAAGAAGCTGTACAAGCTCAAGAGCAGAGCACTGCTGTTTAGGATCGTGATGTTCAATGTCAGACTCAAGGATCAGGCAGAAGGTCACACCTATCTGTCAAGAGACAAGTGCAGAAATATAGAAGGCGGTACATTCTCAAACGGCCGTATCATCCGTGCCGACTATCTTGAAACAACGATCACGGACATCGACTATGAGATCATTGCAAGGCGGTACAAATGGGACAGGCAGGTCATCACTGATCTGTACTCTTCCCGGTACAAGATGCTGCCGGGCCTGCTCAGATCGGTCATAATACAGTATTACAAGGTTAAAACCGAACTGAAGGGAGTAGAAGAAGGGACAGACGACTATCTCTTCTACATGAAGAACAAGGAAAAACTGAACAGCACCTACGGCATGACGGTCGAGGATCCTGCGAAGGATACGATCGAATTCAGAGACGGTGATTTCGTATCAAAGGAGGAGTCATTATCCACGCTGGTAGCAAAGCATAATCGATCAGCTTTCCTATCATATGCGTGGGGCTAGCGTCTGGGTTACCGCATGGTCGCGGAAACGTCTGGCAGATGGCATCGATGTCGTCACCCAGCGCGGAAAAGAGCCGATGAACTTTATATACTCGGACACAGACTCCATAAAGTACACCGGAAGCGTTGACTTCAGCGAATACAACAGAACGGTCGAAGAACAGGCCCTGCGCTGGAAAGCATACGCAGCCGATCGAAACGGTGTAGTCCACTACATGGGAGTCTTTGAAGACGAAGGATACAAGCTGCCGAACCGCTTCAAAACACTCGGTGCGAAGAAATACGTTCTGGAAGACAAAGACAAACGGCTGCACATCACAATAGCCGGAGTCAATAAAAAGAAGGGGGGAGAAGAACTTCAGAAGATAGAGAATTTTAAGGAAGGCTTTGTGTTCAACAAGGCCGGAGGAACTGAGAGCGTCTTCAACGATCATATAGATATGATCATACAGAGAGACGGACACGATCTTCACATTACAGACAATGTGGTGATCCGGGACAGCTCTTACACACTGGGCATTACCGCAGAGTATAGAGCGATATTAAACGGAGTCATGGAAATAAAATACTCAGACCATGACATCGAAGGTTTATTCAAAGTCAAAAAATAAGGAGGAAACTAATGAATAACGTAACTTTAATGGGCAGACTGACAGACAATGTAAAGGTGCAGACCGGTTCAGGTGATACGCGCTGGGCGAACTTCACACTCGCAGTGCGTGACGGCGTTGATGAGGACGGCAACAGCAAAGCACAGTTTATCAGATGCTCGGTCTTCAACAAGGCAGCCGACATCCTTGAGAAATTCACAGAGAAGGGATCACCACTCTGCATCAGAGGTCACATCCGTGTTTCAAACTATGAAAATGAAGACGGTGAGACGGTATGGTCCACACAGATCATAGTTGATGACTTCGACCTGATCGGTGCGAAGAAAGCCTCACCGGATGAAGAAGAGAAACCGAAAAAGAACAACAAAAAATATAGAAAGTAAAGGAGGAAGGCGGTGCAAACCGCCTTTTACTGAAATTATGAAAGCAATATTAGTGGTTGATATTCCTTACGTCGACAAAAAACAAATCAATTATCTGAATGTATCGTTTGGTGGTATTCCGCACAACATTGGTAGAGATGAGATGGTATTAAGACCATTGCCACACAAGTTGCAAGCAGACTGGTACACAGACGGATATAAAGAAGGCTTTAATGCTTGTCTTGAAGAGATAACAGGAGAAACAGAATGTACTACACAAAAGAAGGATATATAGATGTAGAGAAAACGCTGGCGAAGGATGCGTCAACATTCATTTTCATGGTCGGCGCCCGTGGCATCGGCAAGACATTCGGCTTCCTCAAGTATCTCATAGACAAACAGCTGAAATTCATCTACATGAGAAGGACCCAGACGCAGATAGATATGATCAAGTCAGAGGAGCTGAATCCGTTCAAATCACTGCGCTCAGAGCTGGGCGATTCCTACAGCTTCGTCATGAAGCGAGTCAACAAAAACATAACCGGTGTATATCGCATGATCAAAGATGATGAAGGAATTGAGAAGCCATACGGTGAACCGATCGGATATATGCTTGCGCTCAGCACAGTATCAAATATAAGAGGCTTTGACGCTTCAGACGTCGACATTCTGCTGTATGATGAGTTTATATCTGAGCGTCATGAAAAACCGATACAGAGCGAAGGCACGGCCTTCCTGAACGCGATCGAGACGATCGGAAGAAACAGAGAGCTGAAAGGGAAGAAACCTCTGCGCGTCATATGCCTGTCAAACAGCTCAAATCTGGCCAATCCAATCTTTACAGAGCTGAAGATCATCACTGCAGCTGAAAAGATGCTGCAGAAGCATCAGGACGTAAAACGCATACCGGAACGCGATCTATCGATATACATCCTGCATGATTCTCCGATATCAAAAAAGAAATCACAGACCTCTCTATATAAGCTGGCCGGTGAAGACTCAGACTTCTCTCAGATGTCACTGAAGAACGACTTCAACAAGGAATTTTTCGGACAGGTAAAGTCAATGAGCCTGCGCGAATACAAACCACTTGTACAGGTCGGCGAGCTTGTTATCTACAAACACAAGAGCGCGCTGCGCTGGTATGTATCTGATCATCTGTCCGGAAACCCTGAGCGATATGACTCCTCCGATGTTGAGCTGAAGCGGTTCGAGAATGATTACTATTATTTGAAGACAGCGTATCTAAACCGTCACATCTTCTTCGAGAGCTATATTCATCAGGTTCTGTTTGAGAAATACATCAACTTCTAGCACCACCCTCTCAGCATTCTGCCCCTGATGGCCACATGCCCAGGATGGCCACCGGCTGATCCCTCCCGGCCACCGGCTGCGCATGCATGCCCGGTGCCGTTGAGGGTACTTGACAGAGAATAACGGGTACTGGTTATGGGGAACCAGTGCCCTTTTTTAATGGGGACCTTGGTATATACCC